CAGCCGACGCAGCGGAGTGCGGAGGTCGTGAAGCTCGTGCCGGACGGGGACGATGGGACGGGTTAAAAGCACAGGCCCAGCAGCGCATCAGTACGCGCGCGACCACCCCGCCGACTTCGATTTTATTTTGAGTTGCGTGCAACTGATCTGCAACGATGTGCATCTAAGTCATTGATATCATTGACTTGACCGTCAGGTCAGCGGCCTGACACAGGGGTCGTTTTCCTGCAGCGACCCCCCACCCCCCGCCAGAAAGTGGCGCCGCTACATAGTATATAACACGTCCACAACTGAGGCTCACATGTCCACACCCGCTTGGCAACGCAAAGCCGGTAAGAACCCGAAAGGCGGC